TAGTAAAAGATGAAGGAAAGAACTGCACCAGCGACAGCATAGATCAGTGAAAAGATTACGATATTTGCAGTTACCAAGAATGCATCTCCACGCCTGAGATGGACGGTGTGCATCCGATTGACGTACTGAACCATTGTTAGTTATACGTGAAAAAATAGAATATGCTCCCTTGGGTAATATGAACTTCAATATACGAAGGTTCAACATGGAAGTTATTAAAGAACGGTGTGCAATTGACTCACACAAATCTCCAATGATCCTCTTGATAGGTAAGAAAGATACTGGCAAATCGTTCTTGGTACGCGATATCCTCCATCATACCCAAGACTGCTATCCTATTGGAACCGTCATTTCTGGAACAGAGGTAGCCAACGAGTTCTTTCAGCATATGGTTCCTTCCAAACTCATTCATGACAAGTACAAACCTGAAATTGTCATAAACGTCGTTAAGCGTCAGCTGGCACTCAAGCAGCAGCGCAATCACACGAAATCCACAACGATGGATCCTCGGGCGTTCTTGATTCTGGATGACTGTCTTTTTGATGATACCTGGATCCGTCAGGAATCTACCCGTTACGTGTTCATGAACGGTCGTCACGTGGATTTGACGACGATGATTACCATGCAGTACCCTCTCGGAGTTCCTCCCAGTCTGCGCACCAACGTAGATTTTGTCTTCATTCTGCGCGAGAACATCATCGGGAATCGCAAACGTATCTACGAAAACTATGCAGGTATGTTTCCCACGTTTGATATGTTCTGCCAGTTTATGGATCAATGTACAGAGAATTACGAGTGCTTGGTCATCTGCAACTCATCCTCCTCCAATAAACTGGAAGATCAGGTCTTTTGGTATAAAGCGAGTGACCACCCGCCGTTCCGCTTGTGTGCGGACTCGCTGTGGGTGGATAACAAGCCGTTTGCATCCACGATGCTGGCATCCGATGACTATAACCCCGCAGCTATGCGCGGAAGGGAGCCGTCAGTGTGGGTGAAGAAGGGAGGCACGTAATGCTTACTCGCGTAGCGCACCCTCCGAAGGATGCACTGGGACCTGGAGATCCGTCAGCTGATTACGCTGCGGCGGCGGCTCCGGGACACCCGCCTCCAGCCGACGACGTGCGTTCTCCTCCTTCTGCGCCTTGATCGACTGCTCGCGCTCCTCCGCGAAGAAGAGCTCGCGATTCGCCTCGTTCTCCTTGTACTTGCGCATGATCTCGTTGAGCTGTGCGTTGGCATACTCTACGTTCTCCATGAGGTGCTCAGACGGCTCCCACGGCAGCCAGCAGCCCATGCGACCGATCATGAGGTTGTCCTTCGGATACTTGCGCTGCAGGACCTTGCACCACAGCTGGGCCTCCTCGTAGGACGGGAACGCGCGGCGCACCTTGACACCCCGAATATTGCACTGGAAGTTGTGTTCGCGGTCGAACGACTCCTGAATCTCCTTCTCGTGCTTCAGCAGGAACACTTGGTACTGCTCGGGAATATCAGATTTCTTGATCTCGGCACGATGGGTCTTCTCAAAATCGTGGATATCCTTCATGACATCGTCAATCTTGATGGAGTACTTGTTGGAGAGATACGACGCCAGCGTCTCCAGCCCCTTCACCTTGAAGTCATACTCCGTCCACTGCATGAACTTCTGGAAAAAGTACTCCTGCTTCTTGGCGAGTACCTTCTCAGGTGACAGAAAGGAGACAATGCAGTAGCGCTGGTTGGGCAGCTCCGGATCCTCGTCGAGGTAATCGATCGGGGCACCATCCTCCTCTTTGGGTAGTTCTACACGCTTGCTGCTCATTTTATATATGCTTGTGCCAGCATTGTTAAAATAGAAACGCGGCGATCACGAACTCGTATGGTTCTTCATCAGACCAATGCCTGCGATAATCAATCCCAGTCCAAGGTACTGACTCCAGTTTTTCAGCCGGTCGCCGAGAATGACATATGCCGCCACGCTGTTCAGGATGCCCGAAACTCCGTCCCACATTCCATTGACATAAAGGACGTTGTCCAGCCGCAGTGATTGTATTAGAAAATACACCACTCCGGCATACCCCACCAGTCCATGCATCAAGTAAGTCGCCTTGTTCGTCAGGGCATAGAACCGAAGTGCAAAGTCGCCATAAATCTCTACGAGTGACAGAAGAATAATTGTTACAAAGGACTCGTCAAAGTATCCAGCCATTATGACCCCTCCTGAAATTTTCTCCTTCAACAAGTATAAACCAATATGTCCGATGCCCCCCACGCCGCCCCGTCCATGGGAATCGATGTCGCCGACCTGGTCAAGCGCCTGGTAAAGTACGCCCTGGAGGGCCTCGCCGTCGCCGTGGCGTGCTACCTGCTCCCGGGCAAGAAGCTCCGCACGGATGAGATCGGCACGATTGCGCTCACTGCGCTGGCCGTCTTCGCCATCCTCGATATCTATGCCCCCTCGGTCGGCTCGTCTGCCCGCACGGGTGCCGGCTTCGGTATCGGCGCGAACCTGGTTGGCTTCCCCGCTTAAACACAGGACGCCTTTACTCTATAATGTTCAGACTCAATGGTTACTGGTTTGTGGTAGCGCCCAAACCCGGAGAACCTCCTCGCCTTACGCATCACATTATGTGGAACGTTGCGAAAGGCGTGGATGCTCAGAAAGCATACCGCGAATGGTATGCGAAGGAACGCAAAATAACGTCTGTCCTCTATCCAATAATACCGCATGACTGATTACTTGACAACAGGTCTGCAAGCTAGCGGGATAACCCTGCTGCTTCTCGTGCTCTTTGTCACCTTTTACTGGGCGTTCCGCGGCTTTCTTCCTGCCAGTCGTATGGTTGAGCTGGATGTCGAGAGCGACCTTGCCGCGAATCGCGCAACCTTCTACTTCTTCTACACAAAATGGTGTCCATACTCCCAGGATGCTATTCCGAAGGTGGAGAGCCTCGCAGAAGTTGTCAAAGATTTCACGTACGGCGGAAAGACGGTAGAGGTCAAGATGATTGATTGTGATGTCGATAGTCGCGAGTGTGAGACATTCAAGATCGATGCGTACCCTGCCTTCAAGCTGCAGACCAAGTCTAAGCTGTACGAGTACCTAGGTCCCGGAACCGTTAGCGTCATGCGCAGCTTCCTGAAGTCGGCCCTTGGACCGGAACAAAAGGTACAACTGTCGTCCGACGGCGAGTAGTTTCTCAATGGCTCCCCGATTATCCCAAAAATTGAACATCTGCGTATTGTCTTCCACCAATAGGCACGTGTTTTGAGGATACTCGCGCTGAGTGTTATGCGATTCCATAATCGTTCGACAGAAGGGAAGAACCCCAACGTAATTTTCGGGTGTTACAGTTGCCGAATGCGTGGTCATCAGGAGAAGAGTCTGGTGCCGCACGTGTTTCGGGATAGCGGTCATGATATTGGTGCAGAGAACTGCTCCATCCACAAACAAGGAATCGCCGATCGTGTGCGGTGTAAAGATGAAGGGCAGGGAAATAGATGCGCGCAAGGCATCCCATACGCGTGTAGAAGGGCCAAACCGCACGATCTTGAGGTGCGTAATATCGGAGGCCAGGATATGCAGGGGAACGGCTGCATCACCTACGTTCAAGGTTTCAAGGTTTAGACCTTTTACGGCAAAGATATCCGATAGTTTCTTGAACATCTGCGTACCATCATCCAGTCCGTTGGTGAGTCCAAATCCGATAAACGCCTGTAATCGCAAGGGTTGGACAGAGTGCTGGATATTTGCAAGATACTCGAGGAATTGGGAAAGATCATCAATAGAAAACTTGAAGGCGATTAAGGCACTCATGATTGCGCCGATAGAGATCCCGTACATCCCTTGATGAAACACCTTGTAGAGATACGGTTCTCCCTTTTCAGAAGCAATTTCGCGAAGAGCACCTACTTGTAAGGCTCCGCGCATACCACCTCCATTCAACCCTAAAATGGTGTAGTTCATCCTTGTGTGTTCTTTTCTGCGTCTATGAAAATGATTCGGGCCACTGATTTGTGGAAACACGAGCAGCAGCGCAAAACCATTAATATGCAAGCTATGAAACCCGTGCTCTCCAACCTCTTTTCGCAGATCAAGACTCATGCAGCGACCAATCACGATGCCCCCTACTTGGCGTTTGAAGTTCCCTCCTTTGTGTTTGGATATCCTCTTTTTGACCATCGCGAAGCCATTCAGTATGTCAGCGAAACCCTGCAGGAACAGGGCTTCCAAGTGTGGAATGTAGGTCCTGCGACCATCCTGATTTCGTGGATCCAGCCCCCTTCCGGACAGCGTACTGTCCGGGCACCGCCACGCAGCGGTCCAGGGTACCGCCCGTTTGTGTATGACGACTCCTCCATGGCATTCCTTCGTCAAAAGATGAACTGACAAAAACGAACTTCAATATACGCCCAAGATGATCGATGCAAGTATGTGTGAGCACGATCCCCGCGGAATCGTTGTGGAGGAGGGACAGCACGTATGCACCTCCTGTGGAACAATGCTGGATCAATCGATTGATGAAGGTGCCGAGTGGCGGTACTACGGCGCCGACGACAGGAACGAAGACCCTTCCCGCGTAGGTCTCACCATCAGCCAGTTGCTGCCCGACTCATCGTACGGATCGATGATGATGAACCGGAAGGTGGGCTCTGCGAGTTTCCGGAGTATTCAGCGCCTCTCCGCCTGGTCGTTGGCATCTCATTCCGAGCGCTCGTGGCTATCGATCTTTGAACTCGTGAATCAGTACGCTTACCGCAACGGATTCACCAAAGCTATTCTCCAAGAAGCCTGCTCGCTGTTGAAAAGCCAGGAGGATGCTCTGAAATTACGAGGAGAGACCCGCCGTGCTCTTCTGGGAGCTGTATTCTTTGTCGCGTGCCGCCGCTTTGATGTGTCGCGAACGCACGAGGAAATCGCAGAGATTGTTGATGTCTCGACTCGCTCGCTGTCCAAAGCTATTCAGCGGTTCGGGATTATCGCCGACGATAATCCCCTGCTAAAAACCCAGCTGTCTTTGGCAGAGCGGATGATGAACGGTCTGGGGGTATCGGAATCCCAGCGAGATACGATCCTGGCATCTATTCGCGCTATCTTCAAGAACCCCGACGAGGAGCTTGAACATACACCGAAAGTCATGGTGGCTGGTCTGATTGCGAAGACCCTGTGTGGAGGTCTCGACAAGACTAGGACACGGGCATTCCTGAAAGAGTTCGCGAAGCACTCGGGCGTGTCGGCAGTCAGTATTCAGAAGGTTATGCAGGTGTGATTACAAGGGCTGACCAATTGTAAAAATCACGGCACCTGCAGCACCATTTCCACCGGGTTCGGTGGCAACCCCTTGACCTGCCACATAACATCCTCCTCCTCCGCCAGACCCGATGCCCACTCCATTACCACCAGGAGTTGTTCCGTTCTCACTACCAGCTCCTCCGCCCGTTCCTCCTCCTCCGCCACCAGCGCGCGTTTCTGGAGTTACTTGATCACCACCTGCTCCTCCTGGAAATCCAGCACCGTCACCTCCCGCTCCACCAGAACCGGCTTCTGTTCCAGGATTACCATTTATCAAGGTGCCTATTCCTCCAGGTCCAGGTCCGTCACCTCCGTTTCCGCCACCACCACCACCTCCATAATATCCGGCACCCCCGTATCCACCCTCTGTGTTACCTACTTGTCCTCCCTGTCCCCCGCTAACGGACAGTATAGCCCCCGTACATTGGATAGTTGTTGCTCCGCCGTTGCCGCCGTCGGACTGCTCGTTGCCGGAGCCGCCCCCCACACCTCCCGCTCCAACATTTAATGTAATTGTTGTACCTCCCAGGGCAGTAATATTGTAACGCCCATATTGACCCGATCCGCCTCCGCCGCCGCCGGCATCCTCGACGCCACCTCCACCACCTCCACCACCCCACATTTCAATCGTAACTGGATAAACTGACGCCGATGTTCCTGGAAGAGTGTATGTGTCGCTACCGGCTGTTGTGAATTGTACTATAGTGCTTCCCCCGACATACGGAGCCCCGTTGATGTTCGTGACATACAGATCCGAGATATTGACCTGACCACTGCTGAAATCGCCAGTGATCAGATTCGAGATGACCAGTTGGTTATCAGAGATGTTGTTTGACCCTGCAAACTGTCCTATGAAAATACAGTCTGATCCAGCATTGGAAAACCCTGCGTAACTTCCAAGAGCTACAACTGAACTTCCCGTATTTAAAACTCCGGCTCCTCCTCCGACAAACGTATTGTTGTCGCCTTCGCCGGACGCGCCAGCAAAGATTCCAATCGCGATAGTCCCGGAACCGATACTTTGTGCTCCAGCATCAGCACCAATAAACACGGCTGTATCAGTTTCTGAAGATACCCCTGCTCCGCCGCCGATTATAATCGCGTTTTTCCCGATGTTTCCAGATCCAGCATTTGCGCCAATCAAAACACCATTCTCTGCGTTGTTTGATAGACCAGCCTGATATCCTATGAATATTCCATTTGATCCTTCGCTCTGCTTTCCCGCTTCGTATCCCACAGCCACTCCCCCATCACTACTAATGTTGCTGAAAAACGCATCTACACCAATCGCGACCAAGTTGCTGCTGTTATTCGATCCATCTACCGCGTTTGTTCCGATAGCAACAACATCATTCCCAGTGTTCCCATGTCCTGCCAAACTTCCAACAGCAATCAGATTATCTCCCGAATTGTTCTCACCGGCATTAGCACATGCTGCGAAGACGTAGCTTCCGGTATTTGAGTATGCAGCGTTTGATCCTATGGCAGTCACATAGCCACCAGTGTTCTCAGACGCCGCCGCATATCCAATAGCAGTGACGTTACTTCCAGTATTGCTTAAAGCGGCCTGGTACCCTAGCGCGGTGACATCCGACCCCTGGTTATCGGCTGCCGCAGATGTTCCCATCGCACTCACTTCGTTGCCAGAATTACGCGATCCAGCGTTTGATCCCAGTGCATTCACGTTTAAACCAGAATTTGAAAACCCGGCCTGGTCCCCAAACGCATTGACGTTCGTGCCCGCATTGAACGAAGCAGCGTTTGATCCGAACGCATTCACGTGCGAACCAGAGTTGGAGTTTGCAACATCCTGTCCAAACGCAACGATATCACCGCCAGTATTAGAATTTCCTGCCAAATAGCCCATAAGTGTTACGTAATCTCCCGAATTGTTCAGACCAGCATTGTTTCCGATAGCTATGACGTTCGTTCCAAGATTTCCGGCTGCCGCACCGTTGATGATAGCACACACATTGGCTCCCGTATTGCTCAGAGCAGTCTCCGTTCCGAGAGCGACCACGTTGTTACGAGTATTCCCTAGAGCTGCACTATCTCCCAAGGCAACTACACCATCTCCACTGCTGTTCAGTGCTGCATTGAATCCAATCCCAATTGATCGCGAAGCCCCGCTGTCGTTGGAGCCAGCGCTCAGCCCAATGTAGATACTATTTGCAGCTGTAATGACGAGACGCGCATCGGTTGCGCCGCTAGGATCAAATGGAAGACCATTGATGGTAGCCGTATCAATATTTGTCGTTGTGATATTCGACGTATTGGTGATGTCAAACCCAGCTAGATTTACGTTGCTGACCGCTGGATACTCCGCCCAGTTCGAAACGCCTGCCGCTACCGAATCGCTAATTGTAATGGATGTTACGACAGCGTTTCCGTTGAGATAGAGATTGAAGGAGGTATCTGTTGTTCCCACTACCAGGTCTCCAGGAAGAGAAAGGTTAATTTTTGTCTTGAATTCGTTGGCGTTCGAGTCAAACGCATACGTCGTCCCAAACAACTGCTTGAGCAACGAGATATTTGATGTTGGTTGGTAGTAATTGCTCATACTATTGTTTTTAAGAGAAGACAAGCATTTAACCATTTTCTGCGTGGTATATACAGACGACATGACAACCCTTGGCGAGCGCTATACGCTTTTCCCTATCAAGCCGGAAGAGAACAAGCTGTACCAACTCTACAAACAATCGGTCGCCTCGTTCTGGACGCCTGAAGAGATTGATTTTTCCAAGGACGGAGAGGATTGGTCTCGTTTGACCCAGCAGGAGCAGGAGTTCATCAAACAGATCCTCGCCTTCTTTGCCGGGTCTGATGGTATTGTCCAAGAGAACCTGGCAACCCGATTCCAGCGCGATGTCGAGTCCCCCGTAGCCCGTCTGTTCTACGCATTTCAGAACGCCATGGAAGGTATTCACTCTGAGACCTATTCCCTCCTCATCGACAAGTATGTGTCTGATAAGCAGGAACAGATGAAGTATTTCCGCGCGATCGATACTATTCCCTGCATCAAGCGCAAGGGTGGTTGGGCTCTCAAGTGGATTGAGAGTTCCGCGTCGTTTGCCACCCGTGTGGTCGCATTTGCCTGTGTTGAAGGCATCTTCTTCAGCGGGGCGTTCTGCTCCATCTACTGGCTGAAGAAGCGCGGTCTCATGCCCGGTCTCTGCTTTTCCAATGAGCTGATTTCACGCGACGAGGGGCTGCACACGGTGTTTGCAGTGGAGATGTACCATATGGGCGAGCCTCTATCGCCTCACGAGGTCAAGCGTATCATTACCGAGGCGGTGGATATCGAGTGCGAGTTCATCTGCGAAGCCCTGCCGTGCTCCCTGATCGGCATGAACGCCAAGCTGATGCAGCAGTACATTCACTTTGTCGCTGATCGTCTGGCCGTGCAGCTGGGGATCCAGAAAATCTACAATGCCCAGAACCCCTTTGATTTCATGGACATGATCTCGATGGAGGGCAAGGGCAACTTCTTTGAGCGGCGTATTTCAGATTACTCGAAGGCAGGAGTGGGAGCTCGCCAGGAAGATATGATCATCAAGACCGACCTCGATGATTTCTGAGGAAAAACAAAACATTTCGCCAATAACGTATAAGAATGGCACATCTCGCTGCGTACGGCTTTAACCGAAACAATCGCAGATCAGGACCATCGGGTTCTTCTACGCCGAGCCGGAAAGACCAGTATCTGGCCTTAATTGCTGACGATCTTGAGCGTGGCGATGCTGCTAACTTTTCCACGCACACATCTCAGTTTTATTCGGAGTTTGGATCAGACACTCCTCGGGAAAAGTTAGATAGCGAAATATCCCGTTTGCATCCTATGATGTATGCCATTCTTCATGCCAACGTTGCGATGGTAGATACCCTTCTTAAGGAGTTTCCTGGAACGTATTATGTGGATGGAACCTTTGAAGGACCAAATTTCAATAATCAGTTTGACAAACGCATCCCCAATTTTCCTCCTGAGCTTGAGGGAAAGACGTATCGTGGCGTTGCAGATATCGCCATAAAGAAATCCAGCGATCCCGCGAAGGTTGAACGGTTTAAGCAGATTAAGAAGCTGCTTCTTCGTTCGGGTGCAAAGCCTAAGACACATTTCGGAAAGCTTGTGTTTCCCGAGGACCAAGCGGATGTTGATTTTTACAAGTCCAGTC